ATTATTATGAATACTTTACTTCTTTGGCAGCTAAGGATTATTTCTCAAATGGTGGTCAAACATTATTAGTAACTAAAATTATTAGTGGATCTAGTAATCTTAGCACTTATGCTAGTGCAAGTATTCCTACATTTGCAAGTACATCATCTAATTCATTCACATTAGAAACATTAGCATGGGGTAACCAAATGAACAATACTTCAAGTTTATCTAGTGGTGCTTTAGCTAGTGGATCAATAGATAATGTTCGTTGGGAAGTTACCAATGTATCTACAGGAAGTGGTGTATTTAATATTGTTATTCGTCGTGGAGATGATAACGATGCTCAAAAGAATATATTAGAAACATGGGCTAATGTATCATTAGATCCTCAACAACCAAATTATATTTCTCGTATAATTGGTGATTCTAAACCAGTATATGATGCCACTAATGGATATGTAAATTATACAGGTTCATTTGCTAATTCATCTCAATATGTTAGAGTTAAATCCGTGGATGTTCCTCAAGTAGATTCAATTGATAATAATGGTAATTATAAAGCCGCTACATATAGTGGTTCTTTACCAGCATTAGGAAGTGGTTCTTACGGTGGTTCATTTGCTGGTGGTGTTGCTGCTACTGGTAGAGCACAATTAATGAATGAAACCATAACAACTGCAAACATACAAGGATTTGCCCCAGTTGATTACACAACTGCATTCACATTATTACAAAATGCTGATGAATATCAATATAATGTATTACTAGCACCTGGTGTTGGTTTAGATACGACTGGTGCTTCATTAATGATTTCTACTGTAGAAGGCAGAGGTGATGCAATTGCTATTGTTGATAACGGAATATATGGTACTTCACTTAATGGTGCTACTACAAATGCTGGAGGTTCTTCAAGTAATTATGGTGCTACTTATTATCCATGGGTTCAATTATTTAGCTCAAACTTAGGTAAAGTTGTATGGGCTCCACCATCAGTAGTAATGGGTGGTGTTTATGCATTTAATGATCAAGTTGGTGCTGAATGGTTTGCTCCAGCTGGTTTAAACAGAGGTGGAATTCCATCAGTAGTAAGAGCAGAACGTAGATTACAACAAACAGATAGAGATACATTGTATCAAGGAAATGTAAATCCATTAGCAACATTCCCTGGAAACGGAGTTGTAGCATTTGGTCAGAAAACATTACAACGTAAACAAACATCTTTAGATAGAGTAAATGTTCGTCGTTTATTAATTGCATTAAAAGGATATATTGGTAATGTTTCTCGTGAATTAGTGTTTGAACAAAATACTGCAGTAACAAGAAATCGTTTCTTATCACAAGTTAATCCATACTTAGAATCAGTAGTACAACGTCAAGGTTTATATGCTTTCAAAGTAGTGATGGATGATACTAATAATACAGCTGATGTAATTGATAGAAATCAATTAGTAGGTACAATTTATATTCAACCAACTAAAACTGCTGAATTTATTATATTAAACTTCAATATTCTTCCAACAGGAGCATCTTTTCCAGCATAAGAATATAGATAATTAATATTTATTAATAACAAAATAAAAAATTAACAATTAAAATATAAAATATTATGGCAGTATTGGATGCTAATGAGATAATGTTCACGGCTTTTGAGCCAAAAGTAGCGAATCGTTTTATAATGTACATAGATGGAATTCCTGCTTATTTAATTAAGAAAGCAAGTGCTCCTGGATTTGAAGCTAACGAAATCATATTAGATCATATCAACGTATATCGCAAAATTAAAGGTAAAGTTAGATGGGCTGATATGACTTTAGAATTATACGATCCAATTGCCCCATCTGGTGCTCAAGCAGTAATGGAATGGGCTCGTTTAGCTCACGAATCAGTAACAGGTAGAGATGGTTATTCAGATTTTTATAAAAAAGATATAACATTAAACATATTAGGCCCAGTTGGTGATGTAGTTGGTGAATGGATTGTAAAAGGTGCATTTGTTAAATCTGCAAACTTTGGAGAATATGATTGGTCAAGTGGTGAAGCAGCTATTGCATTGGGTGTTACTATCGCTATGGATTATTGTGTCTTGAATTACTGATTTCAATTAAGAATAATATTAAGAGCTCATCATTTGATGAGCTTTTTTATTTTCTATATATTTATATACATGATAAAACATTGTAATTTATGTAATTCTGATAAAACTATAGATAACTTTTATAAGGGGTTATCTTATTGTAAAGAATGTCATAAAATAAATAGAAATAATTATTATAAAAATAATAAAAATAAAAAAATAAAATATGCTTTAGACTATAGAAAAAATAATATAGATAAAGTAAGAAATATTGTTAATGAATATTGTAAAAAAAGACGTCAAACTGATATTAAATTTAGATTAAAAGAAAATTTACGAGCTAGAATAAATAGTGGTTTAAATAGACATCTATCAGGAGGAAAATTTAATACTTCATCAGAATTATTAGGATGTTCAATAGAAAAATGGGTATATCATTTAGAACAACAATTTTCTTTAAAAATGAATTGGGATAATTATGGAACATATTGGGAAATAGATCACATATATCCACTAAGTAAAGGAGGATCATTTAATTATATAAATACCCAACCCTTAACAATAATTGAAAATCAACAAAAATCAAATAAAATATAAATATGGAACAAACGTTTTCGATGCCTACAGAAACAATAACATTACCTTCAAAAGGTTTGTTATATTTAAAAGATTCACCACTTTCTAAAGGTGAAATTGAAATGAGATATATGAATGCTTCACACGAAGATATTCTTACTAATAGCAATTATATTAAACAAGGAGTAGTAATTGATAAATTATTACAAGCATTAATTGTAACTCCAATCAATTATGATGATTTATTAGTAGGTGATAAAAACGCCATATTAGTAGCTGCTCGTATATTAGGATATGGTAAAGATTATTCATTTAAATATGTTAATCAATACAATCAAGAGGTAGAGACTAATGTTGATTTAACTACATTACAAGATAAAGTATTAAATGAATCATTATACACTTCAGGAAATGAATTTTCATTTAATCTACCTAAATCAGGAAACAAAGTAACATTTAAATTATTAAGTCACGGTGATGAAAAATTAATTGAGTCAGAAACCAAAGGATTAAAGAAAATTGATCCAACAAAAACATACGATGTTACTACTAGATTAAAATTCATCATCACTTCAGTAGAGGGAAAACGTGATCAAAAATCAATACGTGATTTTGTTGATAACTATTTATTAGCTCCTGATGCTAGAGCATTACGTGAATACTATTCAGAATTACAACCCGATATTAATATGAAATTCATTCCTGAGGATGAAAACTATGAAGGGGAGGGCATAGATATTCCAGTTAATCTTAACTTTTTTTGGCCTGACTCCGGAATATAGAATAGTATTTTTCTCCCAAATCCACGATATAATATTTCATGGTGGTGGTGGATATGATTGGAATACTGTTTATAATATGCCAATTTGGCTTCGTAGATTTACATTCAATAAATTAAAGGAACATTTTGATAAACAAAATGAGGAAGCTGAAAAACAACAGAATATGTTGAAAAATAAACAGACTCCGTCTAAAGAAATATCACGACCAAATATAGCACCAACATATACTACATCGAAAGCTCCTAAAAAATAGGGGCTTTCAATATTTATGTAATATAATATAATAATAGTATGGCTATAATTGATGATATACAAAATAGTGAAAAATTACTTGATTTATCTAATCAGTTAATTAATTCTATTAATGAACGTAAAAAGTTATTAAAGGGAATTAATGCTGAAGAGCAATTATTTTTTACTACAGTTAAGCAACAACAAAAATTATCTCAAGATATTGCAGCTAATGCTGAAAAATATTTAGGTTATCAAATAAAATCTAAAGATTTAACTAAGCAAAAAAATGCAATTGAAGATAATGCTTTAAAATCATCAAAAGCTTTTACAGAAAGTATTAAAGGTCAATTATCTCTTGAACAAAAATTAATAAATCAAAGAAGACAATCTTTAGATGAAGCTATTTCTTTAAGAAATAAAGAAGCAAATATTAAAAAACAAATATCAACTTTAGATTTAGCTAATGATAGTTTACTCCAACAAAGAAATAGATTATTATCTCAAGGAAGAAGTATTAATAGTAGTGATGTTCAAAATCTTCAACAACAAATTAAAGAAAATCAAACTCTTCTTAAAATTAAAGAAAGACAAGTTAAAAATTTTCAAACAGAAGGTCAAAATCAAAAAGATATTGCTAAATCTACATACGAAATTATAAAAAATGCTAAAGAATCTGAAATATCACAGAAAAAAGAAATAGTATTTTTAATTGAAAATTTAAGAATAAGAAAACAAATAGAGAAATCTACAGGATTATTAGGAGGAATAACTAAAGCAGCATCCAAAATTCCAGGAATAGGTCAATATCTTAATGCTGATGAAGCCATTGATGAAATGGAAAAATTAGCTGCTAGTATTGAAGAAAGTGGTGGTAAATCTACTAGTTTTGGGAATAGAATGCAAATAGCTGGAAAAGGATTACAAGTTTTAGCTAAAGGAGCTATTGAAAATTTATCATCACCTGAGGCTCTATTCATATTCTTTATGAAAGCTGCTTTAACAGCAAATGATCAAGCAGTAAAATTAGGAAAATCATTAAGTTATGGTGCTGATAGAGCAGATGAATTTAGAGAAAATTTAGCAGGTATTGAAAGTGCATCTAATAATTTAAATGTCACTACTGCAAATTTAGTTGAAGCATTTAGTGAATTAGCTACAGCAACTGGGTTTGCATATGAATTTAGCGCTGATCAACTTGAAACACAAATTAAATTAACTAAACAAGTTGGATTAACAGCAGACGAAGCTGCTCAAGTACAACGTTTTGGAGTATTAACAGGTAAAACATCTGAAGAAACATATAGATCATTTGTAAAAGGATTAGTAGCAACTAGAAACCAATTAAAAGTTGGTATAGATTTTAAAGCAATACTTGCTGAAGCTGTTAAAGTATCAGGTCAATTAGCTGCTCAATTAGGATATAATCCAGATCGTATTGCTAAAGCTATTGTTACTGCTAAAGCATTTGGTATGACTTTAGAACAAGTAGCTAAATCTGGAGAATCATTACTTGATTTTGGAACATCAATTGGAAATGAATTAAAAGCAGAATTATTAACTGGTAAACAATTAAATCTAGAAAGAGCAAGAGCTGCAGCATTATCAGGTGATCAAGCAACAGTAGCCGCTGAAATTGCAGCAAATGTAGGTACAGCAGCTGATTTCGCTAAAATGAATACATTAGAGCAAAAAGCATTAGCTGAAGCTGTTGGAATGACTGCTGATGAACTTGCAAATACATTAACAAAAAGAGAACAAGCATTAGCTAGTGGTAAATCATTAGTACAAATAAATGAAGAAGAAGCAGCCCAAGCACTTGAAAGACAAACAATACAAGATAAATTTAATGCTGCTATACTTAAACTTCAAAGTTTAGTAGGTAATTTAGTCGCTGGTCCTTTAGCTATGTTTATAGATGGATTATCAACTGTATTTCAAATTGTAAATGCTATAATAATGCCTTTACAATGGTTAGGAGAATTATCATCATTTATAGGAAAAACAATATCGGGTTGGGCGGATGCTTTAGGACCTTTTGGGGTGGTGTTAAAAGCAATCGCCGGGATAGCAATATTATTAGCAGGTTATGGAGCATTTGCTGCCTTATCTTGGATACCAGTAGTAGGACCAGCATTAGGAGCAGTAGCGGCCGCTGCCGTTATTGGAAAAGGATTTTCAGCATTAAATTCTCAAAAAGCAGATGACATGATGTCTGAAGGTGGTTATGGTAAACGTACTTTATTATCACCAGAAGGTGCTATTAAATTAAATGATAAAGATACTGTAATTGCGGGTACAAATTTAGGAGGTGGTGAAGGTGGAATTTCTCCATCAATAGATTTAACTCCTATGATTACAGCAATTAATGAAGTTAAAGCTGAAATATCAAGATTAGCAAATCGTCCAATTAATATTAATATGGATGGTAAAAAAGTAGGAAGTGGATTAACACAAGGTTCTTACAAACTTGCTTAATATATTAATATTTATACTAAATCAATAAACACAACAAATTATGGGATTATTAGACAAATTAAAAGATAGTATTTTAGGTTTAGGTGGCATTAGTCCATCTAATTTTGGAGTTGATCCAGTACCACCTAATTCACTACACAATCAATACTCAGTAGATGGTCAACCAAATGTAACTTGGAGAACTATTAAAGGAACTGGTATGAAACCACAACCATCACAATTAGATGAATTAGATCCAAACGCACCAAGATT